ACGGGCTGCGGAGAGGGATTATTATATGACTGAGATGAACAAGATGGTCGATGGGGTCGTGGTGCCGATGACTCCAGAGGAGATCGCAGAGTTCGAGGCGATGGGCCGCGAGGGTAATAAACAGACCAGCTTGGTCACACCCGACCCGGGTCCAGGACCGTCGTACAAAGAGACCCTCGGGGTCGTAGGAGGTTAAGGTGGCAGCTGTCGATCTTATTGCGACCGCGCGAAACGCAGAGTTCTCCAATCGGGTGCTCATGATTGGGTTCAAGGTGGCCCAGATGGTCGCCACCGAGGCGGATGCGGAGCCTAATCACACTGAGCGCGTCGCTTACGCGGGCTTGGTTATTCGGGGAGACGAACATCAACAGATGATGGCCGCGCACGTAATCTCGTCCAATCCGACAATCTCTGCGGCAATCGCGGCTCAGCCGCAGATGTTCGGCTCGAACGTACCTGATAGTGATATCGAGTTCGCACTGTCCAGCATTTGGACCGCGCGGTCGATTGCTTTTGCTAACGCCTAACCGCAGGATGCGGAATGCTCGCGCATACTGGTCTAGGCCAACCAAATCTTGCTGCGCTTGGTACGGGACTGGTCGTTCCGACCACGAATATCAGTGTAGGGCTGTTAGCTAATGTTCAAACTTTCTATGCCCCAATTATCGCTCTCGAGGCCGCACAGAACATCTCTCCGGTGCTCTTTAACGACCCAGATGTGTTCTATGAGGGTATTATCGAGGTCGAGCCGCTGCCGGGCGAGATCATTATCTTCCATTTCGCTAATGGAAATCTACTACACTCCCACGTCTTCGCCCTCGAAGCAGCGCAAAACATCGCGGTGGGACACTTCGCCGATCCTGATGTGTTCTACGCACCGATGGTCGTTGGCGAGGCCACAGACCTTCAAATTGCTGTGGAGCACCATCTCAACGGAAACCTATTCCACATGGCTACCTTCGTGGTCTCGGACAAAGAGCCCATGTATGACTACCCTATCGGACGGGGACTTTACAGCGACTATGGTATCCGGGCCTCGATGACGTTCTACAAGCGTAGAATGATTATAGGAAGACGCTGATGCCGAGCTACCAAGCCTCTCAAGAGGGTCAGGGTCCGAGCCGTCGAAGCTTCCTCGGCGGGATGGCTGCGGGGGTGGTAGGGGCCACCCTCCCCGGCCAGGGCCGGACGGGATATAAGCTGATTGAGTACTCAAACGGGGACGAAGAGGGCTATTGGAGCCTTGAGAAGTGCAAGCGATGCTATATGGACTATCTGGGGTCGAAAACCGAGGAAATTGACGAGCAGAAGGTCGCCCGGCAGTACCGGCACGGGGCACAGTGGACGCCAGGGCAAGTCGAAATATTCAATCTGCGGCGCCAGCCGGTTGTCACTTATAACCGGATTGGCAGGAAGATTGACTCCATCGTGGGGCTGATGGAGAAGATCAAGCAGGACCCAAAGGCCTATCCGAGAAATCCTCGGGGTACCGACGAGATGGGGGCCGAACTGGCTACCGCCTGCGTGCGGTATGTGGTGGAGAGCGACCTTCGCGAGTCGCGGTTCCCCTTCGCCATTGAAAATGGCGCTGTAGATGGGATCGGCGGCGTAGAGATGATGTTGGTTAAGGGGGACAAGAATGACACTGATGTTGGTTTCGCAGGCGTTAAAACTGATAGCTTCTTCTATGATCCTCGCTGCTTTGACCATGACTTTAGCGATGCTCGTTATATGGGCACTGGTAAGTGGTTGGACATGGAGGATGCGATCCAGCTTGCTCCCTCTAAGAGTGTTGCCAAGCAGATTGAAGATCAGAGCCAAAGCGGATCGGAGTTGACGAGTCAACCTGATAGGGAGCGGCGATGGTTTGACACTGACCCGACGCACAAGCGCGTGCGGGTAGTTGATCTCTGGTACAAGTGCGAGGGCGAATGGAGATGGTGCTTATTTACGGGCTCGTTGAAAATCGACGAAGGGAAGGGGTACTTCTTCAACGAGAAGAACGAGATGATCTGCAAGTATATCATGTTCTCGGCGTTCGTAGATCACGATGGCGACAGATATGGATTTCCTCGTGGCTTAAAAAGCTCTCAAGACGAGGTAAACCAACGGCGGAGTAAGGGCCTCCATGAGCTCAACTCCCGAAGGATCAAAGCCGAAGACGGTGCCTTTAGTGACATCGAGGTCACTCGTCGAGAGGCTGTGCGGCCAGATGGGGTTGTCATATACAACAAGGGCTTCGAGATGGAGTTCGACGATCAAGCCCGGATCGCGAACGTCGAAGGCCAACTCAAATTCCTCGAAGACGCTAAAAACGAAATAGAGAACTTTGGGCCGAACCCGGCCCTGATTGGGCAAGGGCTCGAATACAAGTCCGGGCGCGCGATTAACCTGCTTCAGCAGGCCGGGATTGCCGAGCTGGGCCCCTTTGTGATTAACGTGAAGAACTGGAAACTGCGCCTTTACCGGGCTATCTGGTGCGCGATCCAGCGATATTGGACCGCAGAGCGCTATATCCGGGTCACAGACGACGAGGGCATCGCGCAGTTGGTGCAGATCAACGGGGTGGGCCTCGATGAGATGGGTTACCCGCGTTTAGTTAACGCGGTCGGCCAACTGGATGTTAACTTCACACTGGATGAGGGTCCTGATGAGGTTAACATGATGGGTGACTCGTATGATACTCTGGTCGCGCTGACCGCCCAGGGCGCTAACATTCCTCCCCAAATCCTCCTTGAACTTGCTCCGCTTCAAGCCAGTTTGAAGCGGAAGCTTTTGGCGTTGATTGAGAAGCCAGACCCGGTCAAGCAACAGGCCCAGCAAATTACGATTGCTGGCGAAGCCGCCAAGGTGGACGAAACCAAGTCCAAGACGGCCCTGAACATCGCGACGGCCCAGGAAAAGCAACAGGGCGGGGCGCATGGGATCATCGAGCGTCAGCTCGACGCGGCTGGTAAGGTGCAAGAACACCAGATGAAGCGCGACGAACACCAGATGAAAATGCAAGAGTCTATGGTTAAGGTGCAGGGTGCTCGCGAGGTCGCACAGATCAAGGGCGCGACCGAGTTCGATAAGATGCAAACTACCCGGGCCAAGGGCCAACAGGACTTGGCCATGGGTCAAGCCAAGAATGTGATGAGCCTGCAAGCGCAGAGGGACAAGCATGTTCAACAGCTCAAACAACAGGCCCAGAAAGCCACAGGCAAGAGCCCAAAGGGTTTTGCCGAGGGCGGAAGACCTGCCCCCGGCGAGACTGCGATCGTTGGTGAGAATGGCCCGGAGCTGTTCGTGCCTGACGTGCCGGGTACAATCGTCCCTCGTCGCCCGAAGGGCGGACCCTACGACCCCTATATCGAATCACACGCTCGCCGCGCGGGTGTTGATCCCGCACTTATGCGACGGATCATGCAGATTGAGTCCGGGGGAGACCCTCGTAACACAACTGGAAGCTATCGCGGCCTGTTCCAGATGTCCTGGCCTGAGTTTAAGAAGTATGGAGGGCAGGGAGATATCTATGCTCCTGAGCCCAATGTCGCAGCCGCGGCCAACAAAATAGCCGCAGAGAGCAAGGCGTTTCAGGCCCGTTTTGGGCGGGCTCCAACCCCGACCGAGATTTATATGATCCACCAGCAGGGCGAGGGCGGGTCCGCTGCGCACTTCGCGCGCCCAAACGCCCCAGCCTGGCAGAATATGTATTCGACTGCCGAAGGGCAAGAGAAGGGGGCTGGTTGGGCCAAGAAGGCTATCTGGGGTAACATCCCCGACGCGCTTAAGGCGCGATTTGGGAGTGTTGATAATGTCACGAGCAAGGACTTTACCGATCTCTGGAAGGCAAAAGTCGAAGGTGGAGAACTTCCGCAAGGAGGTGGGACTACGGCTGTGGCAGGAGCGTCAGGAGCGGCGGCTCGGCCGCGAGACCAGGGCATCCAACTCGCCTCACTTCTCTCCAACGCGGGGAACCCCGCCCCCGGGCCCGCGAAAAGCCTAGACGACCTCGGACCTACGTTCCCAAGATTCACCGATAAGCTCGGTGAAAGTATACTCTCTGGGAGGTACTAATGGTCGAACGTGTTATCTATGCGCTGATCTACATCTGTGGCATCGCGCTCTGTTACTTTCTAATTATCTGGGTGCTGGGCGCGATCGGCCTGCACCTGCCAGCGATGGTGGTCAACATCCTGTTGGTAGTGCTGGTGTTAGTAGCTATCTTGGTGCTGTGGCGACTGTTTGCCGGGTCCGGGATTAGGCTGTGGCCGAATCCCTAAGGAGTTTACTCCAATGCCTCTTGTGCCGGGTAAAAGTCGGGAAAAAATCTCGACTAACATACGTACCGAGATTGCCGCGGGCAAACCGCAAAAGCAAGCCGTGGCAATTGCCCTGTCTAAGGCCCGCGAAAGTGTAGCGCCTAAGCGCCGCGGAGGCATTGACAGCCTTCGCCCGGGAGATTATCGAAAACGCTAGGGCCCCGCGATAGCGGGCCACGCTTGCCGGAAGCGAAATGTCCGGCCTCGTACACGCTACGATACAGCGAAAGGTAGGCTAAGATGGCAGACGAAAACGAGAGAACGCCCGAACAACTGCAAGCAGAGATGTTTGCGGATGCTCAACTAGCACCACAACTCGAGCCCGCGCCTGCTCCGGAGCCGTCACCGGCACCAGCGCCTGCTCCGGCTGTGCCGACTCCCGACCCAGAGGCCAATATTCCGTCATGGCGCCTGCGAGAGGAGTCCGAAGCTCGAAGACTTGCTGAGAACAATGCAAGACAACTTGCTGAACGTCTTGCTGGTATCGAGGCCTCACTCCGCCGGGAGGAGAAACCCCCGGATTTCTTCGAGAACCCCGACCAGGCTGCGCAAGCCTTGCTCATGAAGACGCTTCAGCCGTTCGCGGAAGAAACCCGCAAAACACTGATGCACATGGGTAGGATGCTGGCGTATTCCACGCACGGGCAAGACAAAGTGCTAGAGGCTGAGAAGGCGTTTATCGAGGCCAAGAATAACGAGAGCCTCGATGTTGCGGACTACGAGAAGGTCGTTACCTCACCCAATCGCTATGACGAGGTCGTCAAGTGGCATCGTCGGCATGAGGCACTTAAGACTGTGGGGGACGATCCGTCAGCCTGGTTTGAAAGCCAGTTGACGGCCAGGTTGGCCGATCCCGCGTTCGCGGCCAGTCTGATTGAGAAAGTCCGAGGCGGAGCTGCCGTCGCTCAACCTACCGCAGTAAGATTGCCACCGTCGCTCTCTAAGAGCACCGCTGCCACAGGTAATGGGGTTGGGGTGCTCGGTGACCTGAGCGATAAGAGCCTATTCGAGTACGCGTCGGGCAAGTTCGAACGACCCGGATAGGAGACGATACGGCTGGGTCCGAAACGGACCCGACCATATCGAGCATGAAGAGGAGTTACGGCTATGGCCGTGACAACTATCGAGAATAATAATAAGCTGGTCCGGTACACTCAGGACATCAACCGGGAAGCTTATCGGCAGAATATGTTCTCGCCCTACATGGGCGAAGGCCTGACCGCGATCATTCGCACTCGCAGCGAATTGAAGGCGGGCGGCGAGGACATGAACATCCCGATGGTTACCAAGCTGCGCGGTAAGGGCGTGGCCACTGAGACCCTCGTCGGGAACGAAGAGAAGATCGACAACTACGGTATGCGCCTACGGATCGAGTGGGCGCGTAACGCAGTGGTCACGACCAAAGCAGAGTCTCAAAAGGACTCGGCGGATATCTTTGGCCTCGCGAAGCCGCTGCTTAGCGATTGGTTCAAGGAGCTTCAACGTGACGAGCTGATTGCCGCGCTCATGAGTCTCCCGACCGAGACGCTTCCCGCGTCTTCGAGCGGGGTGAGGGTGAACGGCATTCAGTACGACCTCGCGTCGGCCGCGCAACGTGACTCGTGGAATGCTCAGAACTCGGACCGCATTCTCTACGGGGCGAGCACTCTGAACTTCAACGCCAACCACGTCACCGCACTCGGCACGCTGGATACGGCTGCGGACAAGTTCACCGCTACGAACCTGTCACTGCTCAAGCGCATTGCACAGAACGCAGATCCGAGAATCCGTCCTTACAACACTGTGGACGGATACGACCACTACGTGTGCTTCGCGGGCACGAATACCTTCAGGGACCTCAAGCTGTCCCTGGAGACCATCAACAAGGACGCACGACCCCGCGAGCAAGCGGGGCTCAAGAACCCCATCTTCCAAGACGGGGACCAGATGTACGACGGCGTGATTGTCAGGTGTGTGCCTGAGATCAGCTCGTTCGTCACCAACGTCTGGACGAACCTGCTCACCGCAGGTACCACCAACGCTCGGGTAGAACCCGTCTTCCTCTGTGGTCAGCAAGCCGCAGTGATCGGATGGGGTCAGATGATCAAGCCCACGTTCCGCAAAGAGGACGACTACGGTTTTATCACTGGCACCGGCGTCGAAGCCGCTTACGGCATCGCCAAGATGTTCAAGAGGCACCCGATGCAAGGTACCGCGCTCAAGCAGTGGGGCGTGGCTACTGGGTTCTTCGCCTCGGCTGCAGACTAACGGAGGACCTCAGAAATGGTAACTTCGCTCAACAACCAGGTCCCCGCTCGTGAGGCTGGCTACGAAATGGTGCAGTACCTGGCTGCACGTGCGACCGTGGCAGCGGGAGTGGCTAATCGCTCAGTTAAGATGGGCGTGCTCCCTGCTGGCTCGATCATCGTGGCCTTCGTTTCCCGCGTCGTGACCGCAGTGACGGGAGGTACTCCCGCTGCTGGTATCGGCCTTTCGACCGGCGCGGCGAACGAGTTGTCGGGTGCTCTGACTGTCACCGCAGGCAGTCAGTTTGCCGCGCCCGCAACTACGACCGGCGGCCCACTTGCCGTCGATACTGACGTGTGGCTCAATGTGAGCGGTGGCGCTACCGCAGGCGATGTTGTCGGTGGCGTGCTGTTTATCAAGCCTCTAGCCTAGGGACTTCAGGTCCATGGTGACAGCGCTCAACAGGCAGATTCCCGCCCGGGAGACCGGCTTCGAAATGGCCCAGTTTATCTGTGGCCGCGTCGCAGCCCTTCCGAGCGGGGCCGAGGTAATGGCCTCTATAGGGAAACTACCTGTTGGCGCAGTCCTCATTGGGATTGCTTCACGAGTTGTTACAGCATTCAACGGCGCGGTAGATGTCGAGAACGAGAACCTTGTGGCCGTACTGGCCACGACGGCGGGTAGTCAGATCGTGATGCCCGACGCCGATAGCGGTGGGCCGTTGCCCTCCGATACCGAGTTCTATGTTACTGTCTCTGGTGGGGCTACGACAGGATTGGCATACGTGTCAGTACTGTACTACAAACCAGTTAAATAGGAGGAATGAATGGCTACGATTACGTGGAAAGGCGTTGGCGACGACGGCCCCGAAGAGACCGAAGGGTTCAAGGGGATGAAGTTCAAGAAGGGCGAGGCGGTCGAGTGCGACAATCCGGAGATTCTCGCGCGAGCGGCGCGCAATCAGTACTTCGAGGTTTCGGGCTGGGAACCCGAGACCAAAGACAGCACTGTTGACGTGACCAAGGAGGTCACGGTTAAGCCACCCTCTCAACAGAGTGCGCAGCATCCTGTATCCAAGCACGGTGATGTGCAGACCCTTGAGGCCACAGTGCCCAATCCTCCCGACCCGGTCGCGCCGCCGCCCGAAGGCGAGAGTCAAA